CAGATCGGCCGCCCCCGGACCTCGGTAGCCACTTTCTGGGGAGCGAGCAGTTCGACATCTCTTCTCGGCTGGTTCGTCCCAGATTGGCAGGAAGAAACACTCGTGGTTCGATGCAGACACCCCGTATTTAGCACGCCGTTCTTGACAGGGACGGGATAGCACCGGCGTCGAAGTGACCCGACGGTGCTCTGTTCAGACCGGTTCACTCGGCCCGACCAGCAGGTGTGCGATCGTTCGATGACACCCCCTCTCCGTACCCGTGGCTCGAGTGGAGCGGGACGCCCGGTTGGAAACTCTCGAGGACGGAACGCACTTGAGCGCGCCCGCCGACGTGTCGCCGAGGGGCGCAAGCCCAGCGTCGAGCTTGATGAGACCGACGGTGCCGATTTGGCTGACGCCAACGAGGGTGGCGGCGCCGGTGAGGAACAAGGCCGCCTGCCACAAAAGCCCGATAAACCGGTGAGCCAGCTATCGAAAACGGCTCTGATCGAATACGCCGAGCGCGAGTTCGGCGAGAGCATCGGCAAGAGCGAATCGACCGAGGATGTGCGGGTGATGGTCAAGGAAATGATGGCCAAGCACGGGCTGCGGTAAGCGTCGATGCAAGCATATGTCGCTATCGACGAAGCTGCACGGCTTCTATCGGATGTCGGCAACGACAAGTGGCCACGTAACCATCTTGCGCATGCGGTCGCATTCGTATTGCGCGAGATCGCCGGACTTCGACCGTACAGCCTTGCCGAGCTCGACACGATGGAACTTGACTCGGGGTACGAGCATGCCGTGCCGGACGATGTGCTGCGCTGGCTCGGGGCCGTGCGCAACATGGGAAGTGACGGATCGACCCCGGGACGCACGATCGTCAGTGGCGACTGGCATACGCTCAAAGCGTTCGATCCCGACTTGTACGGGCGCAAGCCAGGCAGTGAAGTCCGTGAGGTCTACTGGGACGAGTCCAAGCCGCGGGTGTTCTACACTTACCCGCCGGTGACCTCGGGCGTCCACATCCAATTCCAGGCGGCCAAAGCCCCTCCCACTGGCGATACGATCGCTGCCGACGATACCACGGACATGCCGATCACCGCCGACTATCTGCCGGCGTTGGTCGACGGTGTCATGGCGTATGCCCTGGGCGAACAGATTGGTCGGGCATCGCAGCGCTCCGCCCAGGAGTCGGCCGTCTACACCGAGCGCTTCTACCAAGCGCTCAACGTTGATCGCCGCGTCAAGCGGATCATCGAGCCCCATGAACAGCGAGGTGGGCAATGAACGGAACAGAGATAATCGACCGACTCGCTACCGAGCTATCGGATGCGAGCCATACGCGGTGGAAGCGCGATTACCTCGCCAATGCGACGACCTGGGCGCAGGACTGGATCGTCTCGCTGCGCCCCGATGTCCATTCGACCCACGAAGATGTAACGCTCGACGCCGGCGCGCAGCAGTCGTTGACGAACGTATCAAGCAAGGCGTGGCGCGTGGTTCGGGGCGCGCGCAACGCGGGCGGTCGCACAATCATCAACGTGAGCAAAGACGAGCTGGATCGGATGCTCCCCGAAGACTGGATGCAGATGCCCTCCGGGCCAACGTATTACCTCGGTCTGGATCGCATGGACCACGATCGTTTCTGGGTCTGGCCGCCGGCCGCCTCTGGCGACACGATCGAGCTGGTTCTCGCCAAAAGGCCGACCGAAGTGACCACCAGCAACGAATCCGACGAGCTTGATCTCGCCGACTATCTGCGAGAGGTCCTTGTGGGCTACGCGCTCGGCCTGGCGTTGCGCTTGGATACCAATACGTCCGACCGCCAATACGCTGCGGAACTGCAACAAGAGGCGTTCAACACGCTGCAGCGGCTGTTGCCGATGCCCGGGGACGCCGCGCCGCAGCAGCAGCAAGGGCAGCAGCAATGAAGCTCGACGAGATCATCTACAGGGTCCGCCCCCACGTCGAGGGCTGCCCCGAGCCGGTCATCGTTGATGAGCTGCGCCTAGCGACCGAGGAGCTGTGCCGCCAATCTTATATCTGGGAGCAAGAGCTCACCCCGGTGTCGGTTGTGCGCGATCAAGCGAGCTACACGCTGCCGTTTCCTAGTGGCACGCGCATCGTATCGCCTCAACGCGCCCGGATTGGCGACAACTGGCTGGAATACAATCACACCGGCGATCTCGAGCGGGTACTTGGGCGCGATTGGCGCTCGAAAAGGGCCAATCCGCACTACTGGTTCATGGAGGGGCCGTACACGATACGGCTGGTGCCGATCCCTCAAACCGATAACGCCAATAGCTTGGTCGCTTGGGCCACGATCGAGCCGGCCGAGGTCGATGTCGAGCTGCCCGATTGGTTCCGCCAGTACGATCGATGCTTGGCCGAGGGGGCACTGGCGACGCTCAAGGAGATCCCGGGCAAGGACTGGACCGATCCCCAAATGGCCCAGATTCATCGACGGCGGTTTGGTACGGACGTGGCCGACATCCGCTATGACGCCTCGCGCAACTTCAGTGATCGCCCCGTTCGCACGCGCGCCTACCACCGATGAGCCCGGCGATCGCCCAATACGCAATGACCGCTGAGAGGTAAGCAACATGGCCAACCCCGACATCCAACAGCTAATCGACGATGTCCAACAGATGCAGGGCTCCGTCGACCGGTTGCTTTCTGCCGCCGGCGTCGTCGGTGGCAATATCTATCCCGACACCACCACCGGCCTCAACGAGACTCCCGACGGCGAGTATTTCTCGGTGCCTAGTTCCGCAACGGACGAGTTCCTCAACCTCTACCGCAACAACGCTGGTTCGGCCGACTTGGTGCAGACGTTCTACACCGCCACGGATGCGGTGATCGACCACAACAACAAAAGCGACAACGTGCACGGGGCGCCAGCGGGCCTCAACGTCATGCACGAGGGCTATCTCGCGGCCGAAGGGGGCGATAACGGGCGCGCGATTGCAGAAGAAGGGCGCACTAATACCTTTGTCGATGACCAGCGCATCGGCGGCCTTACGGGCGCAACAGGTAACGGACTTAAAAAGACGATCCAGACGTCGGTATCCGATTACCGCCATGTCCAACAAGGAGGTAATGGCCGCGTCGCAAAAACGTGGAATGCTTATTGGGATAATTCTTCCAAAAAATGGAAAGGGATCGTAAGTGATGAACCACACGTAATACTAGGACTGGGTAACCAACGGCCCGTAGGTGGCACAGATGAAGTGATTCTTGGTGGGGCCTATGCCGTCGGAGCGGATACGGCCATTACCTGGGGCAAGTTTTTCCGAATTGGGGCGAGAGGACTCCAGTACGGCTCACCAAGCGGTGGCTTCAAAGGCGACGGCAAAGCCAACTTCGTCGAACTGTGGGAAGACGGCAACCCCGTCGTCGAGTCCGGTTCTAATAGTGATGGCGAGTGGACGCGGTGGGCTGATGGGACGCAGATTTGCGCAGGAGCTTATGACTCGGGCAATAGCAAAAGCTTTCCAAAGAACTTTAATTCTGCACCCAGACTAGTAGCAGTCTGTAAATCCAGTAATGAAATCCGCTTTGCCATGTCTAAGGAGGTCAATGCAAGTGATTTTAAGGCACGATCATACACTGAAAACGGGATTTCAAGCAGTTTAGACGGAGAATACATTGCATATGGGAGATGGTTCTGATGCAGATACGGTTCGATGCAACATACACAGATTTCGGCTACACCATCAACGGTGAGACGATTAACGCCATCGACTTATCCCAGCTTGATCACGGCGACCAATTCGTCGGCGATGACGAGACCAACGCCGTTGGCATCCGCCATGCCGAGCGTGATGCTAATGGCGTGCTGTGGGTGACGCTCCAGCAGGCACCGCCGGTGACGCGCGTTTCGTTCGTCGTTCAAGGCCGCAAGCGGCCCATTACGCTGATGCCCGAGCAGGTCGAGCGCGATGGCAAAGAGCTCGTCCTGCGCGAGACGCAGGAGACGGGCGAGACCGATGACAACGGCGATCCGGTCACTGAAACCATTGAAACGCGCTACACGGTGGTCCGCGAGATCGAGCATCGCGGTGGTGACTGGCGTGAGTCGGACTGGATCGACGCCAGCGCCTATGAACCCAACACGCTCTACATCAAGGAGGTCTGACGGTGCCTAATTGGCTCAAGAAAAAAGCGGATGTGAAAGCCGAGCGCCTGGAGTCGGCGCGCAAGAGTGCCATGCAACGCATACAGCAAGGGCACGCCGATGCGCTGGCCGACATTCACGAGCGTTACCCGCAGCTAGAGCGCGATGGCTGGGCACAGCAAGAAAAGCAGGCACGCCAGCACCAGGCCGGTGAAACCGCGCCGATGATCGAGCACATGGCCGACAAGCGCGGCAAGACAAAAGACGAAGTGGCGGATGGAATCATTGCCAATGCCGAGCAGTTCACCATCGCGTACGCCGATGCTACAGCGACACTGAGCGATCTGCGCGATCAGATAGATTCGGCGTACGGCAATAGCGACACCGATGCGCTCAAGGCGATCAATTGGCCGTCGTGATGTCACTGGACGAGCACAATGAGCGGCGCCAGCGGCTCTACGCGGCTATATCGCAGCCGGTACGCAATGGCATCGCGTGTCCCGACTGTGGGGGTGAGCTACGCGACACTAGCGCCGATCTGCTTCTGTCGAACCCGCCGCGCGTGCCGGTGCAGTGCAGTCGGTGCCCATACCAAGGCACGAGAATCGCCTGATGAAAGCGCGTATGGTCAAAATGGCGCTCGCCGCCGCCACGCAATCAGGTTCGACGACCCAAAGCCCGCCATGAGCGGGCTTTTCTCGTTCAGGAGCGCTGATGAATCAACAAACGATCGAGAATCTCCAGGCCATCGTCGAAGCGAGCGGCGGGTCGCTGTCGGACGTCGTGAAGACGACAGTCTACCTCGGCGACATGGACGATTACGACGAACTCAATGAGGTCTACGGGGAGTACTTCGACGAGGACCCGCCGGCGCGCGTCTGTATCGAGGCCGGCCGGCTGCCAAACGACATCGACGTCGAGATCGAGGCCATCGCCCGCATCGAGGAGTAAAGCCCGTTCCGCTCCGCTCTGTTCCCGACGGGAAACATTTGACATCCTCCTCCGCGTGAACGCGGAGGAATCCTGAGCGTTGGAG